ACTTTGTGCAAGTCTTTGTTTTTGTACCCTCTGATGTGCAGGTCGGCTGTTTTGTTACAACAGAATTTCCGTAGCTGTGACCTGTTGCCTTAGTTATGCTATCCTTGTATGAAGTACCGCAAACAGAACACTTGTGGAGAGTGTAGCCGTCAGCAGTGCAAGTAGGTGCAACAACTGTGTCAGTATATTTGTGTGAAGTCTTTGGTATAGTTTCTGTAACTGTCGCATTGCACTTTGTGCAAGTCTTTATTTTTGTACCCTCTGATGTGCAGGTCGGTTGTTTTGTTACAACAGAATTTCCGTAGCTGTGACCTGTTGCTTTTGTTGTGTTGCCCTTGTATGAAGTACCGCAAACAGAACACTTGTGGAGTGTATAGCCGTCAGTAGTGCAAGTAGGTGCAACAACTGTGTCAGCATATTTGTGTGAAGTCTTTGGTATAGTTTCTGTAACTCTCGCATTGCACTTTGTGCAAGTCTTTGTTTTTGTACCCTCTGATGTGCAGGTCGGCTGTTTTGTGATAACAGCACTGCCATATGTGTGGCTCGTGCATCCGCAGGTGAGTTTGTATGTCTTTGCTACAGACGGATTGTATGTAGGATAAATTTTTACAGTGAGTGAACCGCCGTTTTTGAATGTGATACGTCTGATATCATTAGCATAGTTTTCAAGCTTATTTACACTTACCATACTGCGATCAGAAAATTCAACTGTGTAGTCTGTATCGTCATAAAGCCAGAAATCAATGCTGTCGCCCACACTGAACTGAGTTTTGCTCAATACGCTTGAAAAGGACGTATTCGAAAGGTCTGTGCGCCAATAAACAGTGGTAGAGGTCGGTACTGTGAACTTATTCACATAGCCGCAAGACTTGCAGGTCTGTGTTACAGTGCCGTCAGTTTTTGATGCGTACTTTGTTTCGTAGTCATGACCTGTTTTGACGTCAATCGTCTTTATATCGTCAAGATTTGAAAGGTTCAGGGAGTTAAAGGTCACGTTATTTTTATCGTAAACATACCAAACTGCTCTGCCGTTTTTTATAACAGGCTGGCAGTCTGAAAGGCTTCCCTCAAAGGTGTGTATACTGCCGTTTACTGTGCCGTCAGCGTTTAGCTTCACACAGCTTACCTTTGTATCTCTGCTCCACAATAGCAAAAAGCTGTTATTATTTATCTTCACAAGCTGTGGAGCAGAAGCTGAGTCTGTACCCTCTGCATAAGAAGTTATCTTATTGAGTTTGTTTGTGGAAAGATCCTTTGAAACAGCGGAAACGTAGACGTTTCGTGTTTCTGACGTATTGATATAATCAAGGTCAACTGTACTCTGTGCCACGATATAGCTTGATGATGACACATCAAAGCCGCCTATAGCCGCACCTGTATAGTTATAGTGACCGGCGGTATATTCAGGGTATGTTACAACGTCGATATTGCTGACCTTATCAAAATAGCTTGGGAAGAATTTGCCTGTAGTAAAATCAGAATTATACTTCACCAGAACGGCAGAACGTGGATGAGCGTCACCATGGTCGAGGGCGACTATATGGTTGCCGTCGGTTTTTATAAACTGATTGAAGGAGTGGCTCACATAGCCATAATCAACGTTCATGACGCCGGTATATGAATCAGTGATAGTCATTGAAGGCATATCCACTTCAATGGTAACATTAGCCTGATGATTATTGCCGTCGCTTGATTTATACATTTCGTGGCAGGTTCTCACAAGCAGGTGGTCACCGCTATGGGTCATTCTTGCCGAGCCTGCATCGAATGGAACTGTAGTGTTAGCTCCATACAGACCGCAGGACTTTATTTTGTTCCAATTCTTATCATACTTCGTTATACGGAAAACCTCGAGGGAGTCGTTTTGTTTCGGATTTTCCTGACCGCTAAGGACATAATAATTATTGCCGGAGTCATAGAAAGCGCCAAAGATCGGCAGTTCATTGTCGATAAGCTTAGTGCTGAGCGGTTCAAAATCAGAGCTGTAATATTCCACAAGGAGCTTGCCCTCGATAGCGCCTGACTGGACACGCATATAATTGCCGTTGTCGCACACTGTCAGGTAAGATTTCACTGTGTCAGACCATTGCACATAGTCCTGATCATTCACATTAGAGCCTGAATACGCAACACATTGCGCCACGGCAAAGGCACTGAACGATCCAGCAGACACAGCAGTAGAAACAGCCATTGCGCCAGACAGGACAATGCTCAACATTCTTTTCTTCACATTCATCAATTTCATCACCTCATACAAAAACTTTTAAACAAGAACACCTTTATATATATAATATCACAACGCAAGGCATATGTCAATGAAAATAAGTTACAATGAGAATGATTTCAATAAATTCGTCATACACCAAAGGTCAACGCAGTAAAAAAAGCAAAGAGGATACAAAACAGAAAAAACGCCTTGACAAGGTTTGATGGGTGTGATATAATATTACAGTGGTATTTCGAGGTGTGGCTCAGTTTGGTAGAGCGCTGCGTTCGGGACGCAGAGGCCGTGGGTTCAAGTCCCGTCACCTCGACCAGTACGAAACCGCTTGTTTGCGTCAAATGGCGTAGATAGGCGGTTTTCTTTATGCCTTGAAATGCTAAAATATGCGTAAAAATGATAAAATATCATTCAAAATAATAAATATATGACACGAAATATGACACGGAATTTTGCACACACTGAAATTTCGCTCTGAAAATATGCACAAAAAGCAAGTCTATATTTGTGCAATCCTACAAAATTCAATGTTATCTATATTTTTGTTATCTACCTACTTGACATTTGCTAGATAACATGGTATACTATAATCACAGGCAAGAGATGAGACCTGAAATCAAAAATTAATTTTCGGAGGTACAAAATCATGAAAATCACAGGCGTTAAGAAAGCAGTAGGAACTTACAAGAGAGCAAACAGCGGTGGATATTATCGCTCATCATATGGTGCTTTGATGGTTGATATGTCAAAAGGTTATGTATGGTGCGATGAATTTTCAGACAGATTTTCGTACATCGCCTATGACGATGAAAACATCGCACGCATAAATCTTGAGGGTGAGCCAGCAACCATGCAGAACGTAAAGGCAATTGCCGAAAGAATGTGCGCTGAACATATCGCATAAAAACAGCCCTGACGAGTATCTGAAAATTGATACGAAACGCCCGAAAGGGCGTCGGCTGGAAAGCAAAATAAAATTTGAAAGGAACTGATAACATGAGCAAGTTAAAAGACATGAGAGAAGCAAGAGGCATGACACAAGATGAGCTGGCAAAGAGAATAGGTTCTGTCAGAAGCTATATCTGCCGTCTTGAAAGTGGTGCGCAGGATATCAATTTTATCCAGGCGAGCACGCTGGGACGTCTATGCACGGCGCTGGACTGCAAACCAGAAGATTTGCTGGAAGCTGACAGTTTTGAGTTTGAGGAGATCAACGGCGAAAAGCGGCTGATAGTTGATGGGCTGTATAGTCCCGAAGGCAACTATTTGCTGGTAAAAATCAAGAACCGCACATATCAGCTGAACATGATTGATTTTTCAAACGTCAATGATGTATCAAAATATCTGATACCACGTGGAAATGTCAATGTCCCACGAAGCGCAGTGGAATTTGACAAAAAAGCATACTGGATATATAAAATGGCACCACGTGACGGCGTGGAAGTCAAAGTCCTCGACCCTATCAATCCAGAGGATTGGAAGGTGCTAGTTGAAAAACTAGGGCTGACCGATAACGACATTTCAGACGAATTTGAAGTTGTCAAGGGGAAAAATTATGGTGAAAAGTGTGAGAAGCACTACATTTGCAGACAGATCAGGCTTACCGCCCCGAAAAATTCGGTTACAATCGAACGAGAATTGAAAAAGCACGGCATAGAAGCGACAAATGTAAATATCGACAGAATAAACGTTAGGGTGAAGTGAATGGCAAAAAAGAACAAGTCAGAAAAGCTATTGCCCGACATGGTGGTGGCTGATAACATCGAACTGATACGGCATATCGGTCACACAGCGACCCACACGGAGATAGCCGACGCCATGAGAGCATATGCGTTCGACACGTTCATTCACAGGTATAGTTTCGACTATGCCTGTGAAAAAGCTAATGCGTATCTGCTGTCGGAAGAGGGATTGAACAACCTGTGTGTGCTGAAATGTATTAATAACTGGTATTATGGCGGACGCCAGATATATGTTTTTGATGATGATTTTGCCAGCCTACTGAGTAGTCAAGGCAAGTCAGATCTGCATATCAGCACAGAAACGTTAGCACAATTGCCATGCAGCAGTTTCTATGTTCAGCGCAAATACCAGGATAGTCTAGGATTTTTCGTCGATATCCTGGACAACGATATCTGCATAGCTGAATTTTTTGATGGCGATCGTCCAGACGGATTTGTAATGCGTTTCACGGCCGATGATACCGTTGAGGGTATTCTGCAGAAAATGGTGGGTGCTGAAACCGCCATTAATGACAGTTTGGTGGCTGAATACGCTGAAATGTTACAATTTGTTGTATACCTATCAGCCGTAAACGCCGAAATCGCACCTGTTACGAAACGTCAGGTGCAGAAGAAAACCACCGCACAACATCCACAGAAGCCGTCTGCACAGCCCCAAAAATCAGCCGTAGCAAATGTAGGATACCGCATAGGAATGGCTGTTCGCAAGCATAGGCAGACTGAAAGCAGTGTCAGTTATCAGCATAGCCCACAAGGTCACAGCGCACCGAAAGCACCACACATCAGGCGTGCACACTTTCACGGCTACCATACCAACAACGGCTATCAGGTGAAGTGGCTGAATACGATTTTCGTCAATGCCGATCGTGACGGCAACGATATAAGCACGATCCATAAGGTGCTGCAATAACTGTGTACCGCAATGAAAAAAAGCCGCCAGGGCAAAGCGCTCTGACGGCTAATTTTATGCGAGTTTTATGCGAATTTTATTCGACTATTTCTGGATTTTTTCACGCAGTTTCTTGATGAATTTCTTGCCTGCTATGCCGTTCGGTCTGTACCCCCATGCTTTCAGACGGCTGTTGATAGCACTGACAGTGCCTTTGCCGATGATTGCATTATCGTCCAGCTTCGCACCGTCAAGGATCAGCAACTGTTTCAGGGCATATGACCCGTCTGTGCTTGCGCCTTTTTTATAGCCTTTCGTCTCCAGTGTGGGCGGATTGATAACGCTCTGATTTTTCGGGCGGAGAACGCCCAAGACGTGGTTATAGTTGTGATAGACACGTGTACATGGGTCATTTCTGCCTAACCAGTTCTGATCGTAGCTGTAAAAATACCTTGTGTTGCCTTCACCTGTAGCAATGGCAACATGACCGATACCGCCGTTCAGACTACCGCCCCACACAACGATATCACCCTTTTTCGGAACGAATGACGGTGTGTTTTTAATTCTGGTAAAATAGCCCTTGACCGCCTGCCTGTCGAAATCTTCGTAGATTTGTCTAGCATACAGACCTGTGAACATACCGCAGCCGATAACATCTCTGTTGAACTGGTTCGCCAGGTCAAAACACTGTACACCGTACAACTTATCGAAATTAACGCCCTTGCCCTTGTATTTTTTCACAAATTCATCAAATGTCATTGCCATAATTAGTCCTCCTTATCCTTGAAAACACCGAATTTTGCCACAATTTTGTTTATCCAGCTTGCCTGTGGATTGATTTCACCATAGTTTTCCAGTATAGAAACTATTTCCATAGCAAAAATATATCCGAAAACAGCTAGTGCGGTGATAGTGCCTGCAATGCCTGCCAGTTCGCTATGCCCATAGTAGTGACCCAGCTGCTCAAAACCGATTTCCGAACCGATAGCCACGCCCATGACGACTATCTCCGCCAATTTATTCAGACCGCCTTTGCGCATTTTTGACGACCTAACGTCGCCTTTGCAATAGGCTTTTATCCAGCCTGTGGCAAAATCAGCCAACGCAAGACCTATAACAATCATCAGCATTATTATGTATTTCACTTCACTACCTCGCTTTCATATTTCTCTCCAGTGATTTCCTCATACTGCTCAGGGGTTATCTTTCCTCTGTCAGCAAAGTCCTTGACCTGTTCAGCAGTGTACAGCCCTAAATCGTACAATCTCTTGACTTTTTTATACATTGTCGTCACTCTCCTCGATTAATGTATCGGTCATCAGCGCAGTATATAGCACCTGTGCTTCTAGCTCGTCCACTTTTGTGGCTTTTTTGGGCTGAAAATCATCAGGGGTCAACCCCAGCTTGTCAGCCATTTTCTTTTGCAAATCCGTCATGTTGTACCTCCTACTTCACTTAGTTTCACGATATACTCTTCTTCTGACGGCACTGGTATTCTGTAATCGTCATTACCACCCTTGAATGTCACTGAACCCCCTGCTTCGACTTCGATATTTCGCAGAAAATCGTCATCAATCAGGGTTGAAATGTCGGTGACGATTGGGGATTCCAATTCGTAATATAGCATTACACCCTGCATTGCCTGCTGGAATGCAGCTGCATCGGTGTAGGCGGTGTCATTCAGGTATACATATCCGTCAACGTTTGCAGCGGTCGTTATGCCTGTTACATTGATTTTGCCCCACAGTTCGTTTTGCGTTTTTGTCGGATATTTTGAACAGAGGATGTTTGGTGCAATATCATAATTTTTGGTCAATTTCTGCCCTGTTAGTTGAAACGTCTTAAACGACACACTATCACCGACACGCCAACTTAGCGTTCCCAAATCAACGCTTTGTACGCACTGAACGTATCGTTTATTCTCATAGTCCACATAGTTTCGTGCCGTTCCTGCCGACCAACCGTAGCCAGGCAGATTGCGGATTGCTTCTGGAATTTGGTAAACGTTGCTGTGGTAGGGGGTGTAGATTCCCGAACTGCCTGCTATCAACGCTATATCATTTTTGTAAACATTACCATAGTCTGGCGGAAGTGTGAAACGTACATAGAATGCGTTCGATGGCGTTATGAACGATTTGTTTGGGTAGACAGTTTGCCCGTTGTTGTCATTATAGCCAATGTATTTCTTGTCATGGTCGTAAAATCTGGTTTTCACATTTTCAAATTTGGCACTACCTACGTACACGAAAATGTATGTTGAATTTGGAATAATTGGTGTATAATTTTCTGAATATATGGTTACAGTACTTCCTTCGTTATTGCCACTAGATGAACTAATCGTACCAATTTCCCATACTTCGTCCCACAGGTTTGCTCCCTGCACTACAACGTTTTCTGTGCCAACACTGACAATCTCCCCGTCAATGACCTCAGAATGACCACCTATTGACTTAACCGACATCAGCTTCGCCCCCGTAGGAACAGTTTTCTGATATGCCGTATCACTATCAGTTTCAAACCTATGTGTCACACCCTGACCGATGGAATACAGTGCATTTACCCTACGTTGTAACTCTTTATCTGTCAGCTTCACACGTCCTATCTCAGCCGTGTTCTCAGCTATCTTTGCAACAGCCGTCACATAATCATCTGGCAGACTATCAGCCACCGCTTGTGCTGTCTGTGCGGCAGTTTCAGCGGCAGTTCTGTCCTCTGCGACCTTAGCGGCATGGTCTGCCACTGTAGCCTTGTCGGCTGTCACCTGTTCTGCCAACGTCTGAACAGCCTGCTTGTCTGCCGCAGTGCTGTCAGCGCAGGTCTTAGCGGTTTTGGCATACCCCGCAGTTATTATCTTATCAGCCTCGGTCTGCTGTGCTGCCGTTGATGCTTGCACTGCTGATACCTTGGCACTATTCTGTGATTTAACTGCCTCAGCACGTGCGGTTTCTGCGCCCTGTCTAGCCGTTTCAGCCTGCGTTGCAGACGTTTCAGCAGATGTCTTTGCGGTCTCAGCACGTTCAGCCGCCTGCGTTGCCGTATCGGCTGATACTCCTGCGGTGGTAGCTGATTTCTCAGCGTTTTCAGCCGCTGTAGTCGCCGTTTCTGCGGCGGTGACAGCTGTCTGCATATCTGCGTGCGCCTGTCTGCCTATGGCGTCTATGCGGTCCAGTGCGTCCACAGCCACATCAGGTGACGGTACTGCATTATTGCCTATAGCCGCACCTATTCTCAGGTGGAAAATTCGTGATTTTTTAACTAATATATACTCATCACCTGACAGCTTCTTCGCCACTATCTGGCAGCTGACTGTCTGCGCCGACCGCAAGATATCTGCCGTTGGTGTCCATGTGCCGCCTGTGATATCGACCTCATAGACAGTGCCGTCGCCATAGTCGATAGTTAGCACATAGCGGTCTGCACCATCTATCTCCATGCCCTCGACCGATACAGGACGGGCATTAGTTTCACCCACATAGCCCAGTAGGGCTGTTGATGTCATTGCATTGTAATTTTCGTCTAGTCTGATTACCATTTTTCTGCACCCCCCTATACGATTGCTATGTAGTCAATGCTGTACGTTCCTGCAGGAACGTTGACAGTGGTTGCGCCATTGCTAGGACCCATGCAGACTACTGCGAAATATGTATTTTTGTATACCTGCACATGGGTGCAGTAGTTCTGAAATGGGCTAGGTGTGCCGATATCCCTCAGCGACACGCATATCTGCTTCGGCACAAAATCCAAATTCAGCGGTATTTGTACGCTTGGCGCCGCCTTTTCCAGTGTGTATTCAATCGTCCCGCTTTTGACCTTGTTTTGGTTCAAATCGTTTACTGCCTGTTCTGTTGCCGTTAGTGCGTCAACCAATGCCTGGCGAACGTCACGGCCATAAAATGCGTTTCGGACAGTTTCGATTGCCGCTGCCAAATCAACATTATTTGCCATTTTATCCCTCCTAGTCTAGTGTGTGGTTCTTTGTGGTAACGCTGTTACACATGATATCACCTGTTTTGCCGTAGCACTGCACTGCGATTTTTTCATTTTCGTTATACAAATACATCGCCCTGTTATTGGTATCAACTGTAAATACCTTTTTGCCGTTGTCCGTATATGTTGATATGTTACCACTGTTTGTGTCCAACGAAAATTTCAGTTCGTCATTCCAGTAGCCTGACATAGCACCAGCCTGCAGGACGATATGACCGCCGATTGCACTGTTATCAATGCGTATCTCCAGCGGACTGACTTTCAGCGTCCATTCATTGTGCGATAGCTGAATCGCACTGGTATTTTGGCTAGACGTTTTTATATTTATCGTTCCGCCTGTGATAGTTGCCGATTTCGACGACAGCCTATTGGCGATAACGTTACCGTTCTCGTCCACTTTGAACGTTCCATTGCCGTTGTTGATTTTCAACCCTGTCAGGGTCAGGGCGGTTATAAAACTAGCCACCAAATTTCCGTCGATAGTCCATGCGTTTGTGTACGGCCCTGTTTTTGCAGAACCGCCGTCGGATGATTTCCAAAAACCTAAACCATTTTTGTTCAGCTGAATGCAGGATTTACAGGTATTTATATCAGCCGTATCCATAATCAGAATGCGTTCAGGTTTCTCGGACGGGTCAAGAATGACGTGTCCGCCCTCTGCACCTGTTATCAGTTTTGTGGCATTTTCAATTTTGCTGTCTATGACCTGTCTGTTTCTGAATTCACTATTATCAATAGCGGTCTGTAGGCTTTTGGTTTTGGCGGTCATGAACCCTGTCATGGTCTCGAATTTGTCGCCAAATGTCAACTCCGATTGTTCAGGGCTGTCAAGGTTTATAGTGATACCCACAATACGCAAATCTTCATCAATCCCCATAAGAGGGTTGACTACACGATACCAGCACCCTAGCTCAAACTGTTCAAAATTCATGTCAATTGTTGACAAATCAACCGCTGTTATTTTATACTGCTTTTTGGCTTTGTTCGCATTTTTTAGAAATGCTGAAGCTTTTGTCTTCAAAATTGACGCCTGTGTCACGTCGTCCCACGTCTGTGTACCGCTGATTACGCCATATTTAGCGACTAACGCACTATCTTCGATATAGTCTTTACCGCCGTTTACAGTGCCAATCGTCAGCCTTTTCTCGCTGTCGGTCTGCTTTGCACCCAGTGGATATAGCCGTGTAATAACGCTCGTTTCGTCCACTTCACGGCTGATAGTTTTGAGATTTACTGCCAGTTCTATTTTTGTGTCTGTGCCGTGTCCGATATGTTCCAGATAGTCTATATACACTTTGCCGTCTTGGTCTCTCAGCTGTATCTCACCGCCGAATTTTCCGACCAGTTGTTCAGATATTGCGTCCATAGTCGATACCCAGTTGACAGAATATGTGTAATTATTTTCAGCCGTTACAGTGACCTGCCCCAGCTCTATACGCTTATCTGCACCCACCTGAGAATTGTGTTTTGAAAGAAAGGCTGACAGTACTGTGCGTATACCTACCATTTTGTATTCAATATATGGCTGAACGCTGTCATATAGCCAACCTAAACGCCCCTCGCAGGTAACAGATTTACAAATCAGCCCTTGTTCGCCCATGCTGTCAGGGCATTTCAGTACACGTCCGATAAAAACGTCTTTGCCTGTGCTATCGTCCGTGACAGTGACCGATGTTGTCAGCGGTTTCAGTTTGTCATATCCTGCATTGTCGGGGTATATGGTAAACGTGAAACTGTCAACGGCATTGACAGCCTTGACGATTTTTCCACCTGAAATGCGGTCAAGGTTATCACTATGTATCGTGGTTTTCTCAATGCCGTTTGTGATAGTGACAGTATGCATTTATAACACCTCCTCATGCAGATCCAGCGTGAGCGACCCGAAGCCATACGCTGACAAAGTGTTCAAACCCGGCTGTAAAATCAGTTCGTCCATATCGAATGGTTTTTCTGTCGGTCTGTATACCTTTTCGGAAATATCAACGCTGTTGTTTTGAAAATGTGTGAATCCTACCTTGTCAATATCATCAGCAGACCGCCTATATATCAGACGTGGTTTTATCGGCACGTCTGAATACAAATAGACTTTCAAAACACCCATAGGGGCGTGTGGAGCCATTTCAATAGCCGTCAGTGTCATGTCCGTAAGATTTAGATAGTCATTTTCAAAACTGAAATTGTCAAATCCCTTGTCAGAAAAATCGTCAGATATCTTATACGGCTGTGCTTTGAACGTTGCCGTTACCTCAACATGATATCCTTTTTCACTTTCAGCACAGCTAATCGCTCTTGCCTTATAATGGTAAATTTCGGCATCATCGTATAAATCACATTCGCCAGCCGACAAAATCCAGTTTTCAAAATCTGCCACTGTTTTCCGCAGGGCGGTTTTTGGACAGTCCATAAACACGAATTTGTATGTCAACGTTCGTGTATCATAGGTAGGTTTACCGCCATTCTGATATGTGAAACATATGTCGCCATTTCGGTATGGTATAGTAGCCGATATATCCCTGATGTTTGGCGGCGGTGTACTGCGTGATGTCAACAACGCTCCGAAATCGGTATAGGAATTTTTACCATTTATCGTTATACTAGACATTGTCAGCCACCCTCCTAGCATTTAGATTGATTTTTTCAGCCATAGCAACGTCCATGTATGGCGCTGTCACTGTGGCGAAACGTTTTCCGTCGATGTTCATAACCACTGTCAAATCACCGCTCTTGCCGTGTTGTGTGGTGCTGTCGGCTTCGGTTGATATTTTGTCAACCGTTTTTCTTGCGGTCTGTCTGCCTATCATGACAGGATCCATTTCAGCCGATACACCTGCAACACTGTCAACGATAGCTTGTGCCTCGTCCACTGGTTCGTCTGCCGTATCTTCCATTCCGACAGCAATACCAGACGGCAGATACTGACCGACCTTTTTTGCCATAACCCTTGAAGGCGAATGGATGTCGAAGAAATCGCAGAATCCGTCTATGATAGCACTTCCAACATCTTCAACTACGCTCCAGATTCCACTGACCGCAGAAACTAATCCGTTCAAAATGCCTTTGAGAATATTTGCACCCAAGTCCAGCCAATCAACGTCTTTGAATCCGTCTATGATAGCGCTGATTATATCAGGCAGTGCGTCTATGATAGCAGGAATTGCAGTCGGCAAGCCTTTTGCCAACGCAACTATCAATTCCATACCTGCCTTGACTAGCGCAGGCAGATTTTCTGTCAATGAATCCGTTATAACAGGTATCAACGCTATTATTGCGTCAATCAAATCAGGTGTGCATTTGGTCAGACCTGTTATTAGTCCTGTTAGTAATTGGAAACCGCCCTCGATGATTGCAGGAAGATTTTCAATCAGCGTGTCGGTTATTTGTTTTATCAAACTAGGCAACATCGGCATTAACTGTCCGATAACATCATTTAGTCCGTCAATCAGACCTAAAAACAGCGTGATTGCGCCCTGCACCAGTTCAGGCACTAGCGTAGGAATAGTTGAAACCAGTGCATTTATCAATCCGAAAAAGCCGTTAAGCAGTGACGGCAGAATTGAGTTGATTAGTGACGGGGCTGATTGTGCCAGTGATTGAATGATAGATGTTAAAACTGTGGTTGCCGCTGTGATTAGCGTAGGTGCGTTTTCGGCAAGCGTTTCTGACGCAGAACTGAACAGCCCAGATATAACAATCGGGATTTGTTCGGTCAAGCCGTCAAGACCGCCACTGTCATATGCGTCTAGCAAACTAGAAACGCCGTCAAACAGTTTGGTGAAACCGCCTGACAATTTCTGAACCGCTGGCAACGATTTTGTCAGAAAATCTGCCGCCATTCCCTTTGCGCCAGCCATAACAGGCGTGAACGCAGTTCCCAAAGACGCAAGGGCGTCCTGCAATTCAAAACTAGCACGTTCATAGTCCAGCGTTGATTTATTTGCTGATTGGTATTCGTCATTGATTTCCGACAGACCCGAATTTGCCAGCCAATCAAGGGCATACTGCTGACGTTCTGCCTCTGACGTGCAATTCTGTAGACCCGCATTAAAATCGTCAACGCTATCACCCATACGCCCGATAAGCTCTGAAAACTGACCTGTCGCAGCACCTGTGGCAAGGGTTTCCTGCAAGCTATCTGAAAGGCTCTCGATTTTCAAGGTATCAGGGAATTTTTCAACCGCTCCGCTGAGTGCATTTATAGCAGGCGTCATTTGTTCATCGCTGAAACCAACAGCCATAAGGTTTGATAACGCTTCAATGCTCGAATCGGACTCGCCTGTGATAGCCACCAAATCTTGCATTTTTGATTTCATAAAATCAAAATTGTTGCCGCTGGTTTCGGCGTTTGTTTTCAGCTTGGTCATATCACTGTTCCACTCACGGCTAGTTTCGACGTTTGCCGCAAGTGCCGTTGTTACAGCCGCAAGACCAACACCTATGGTTTGCGTGTATTTCTTGAATCCGTCAGCCGCCTTGCCTATCATAGCCGTGTCTATCTTGCCTAGCGTTGCCGTGAACTTTACGGCCTTGCTTGTCGCACCGCCTATGACAGAACCGACTTTTTCGACCTTTTTTATGACAGGCTCAACCTTGTCTTTGGCTTCTTTGAATGCCGTGCCGATAACGTGAATGTTTTTCTTCTCATCTTTCAGACTTGACAGCTTCGACTTCGTTGTTTCCAATTCACGCTGAAACGCACGATACTGTCCTGCGTCTATCTCGCCTTTTTTATACTGCGCTGTGACCTGTGATTGTGCTTCTTTTAGCACGTCCAACTTTGACTTTGTCTCTTTGATACTATCTTTCAGCAGGTCTTGCTTTTGTTTTACCAGCGTGACGTTGTTCGGGTCTAGCTTCAGGGCTTTATCGACCGCTTTCAACTCGCTTTCCAGCTCACGGCTCTTTTTGTTTGTTTCTTTCAGCGCCTTGTCAAGACCTGTGGTGTCACCGCCTATTTTTATCGTAATACCTTTTATGCTACTTTTTGCCACCTATCATTACCCCCTTTCCAAAATTTTCTCGCAAAGCCTGTCGGTCAGGCTTCGTCAGGGTCAGCCTATATGCGTTGTCTAGGTACTCTTGACCGCTCTCTGTCTGCCTGAGCCGTGCGATAAATGCGTCACGACGTATTAGCAGATAGTCATAGTAGTCCATATCATCAACATCATATAGCGATATACCCATATAGTCCGCAACTAACTTTTCCCACGTTGAGGAAATTTCATATTTCTCCCCCTCCCTATCCTGCGGTGGATAGTAGGGGAGCGCTAGTTTTTTGAATTTTTGATTTCCAGCAGATAGTCGATATATGTGCGGTAGAATGTTTGAATGTCGTATATATCCCAATCAGCCAGTGTTTCAGTCGTTATTGGTATCTTTGCGATGTTGTGTGACATCAGCTTTGCACACATCTCAATTGCTTCATCTAGCTTGTTGCCGCCTAACTTTGCGGATATTTCCCCGAACGCTTCAATCTCACCCTTTGTGGGTGGCATAACAAAAATCGTGGTATGCTTTTCATCAGCCAGCTCGATACGCAGGCTAGGTTTTTGCATTTTATTGAAATTCAATGTCTTTGGCATTTTATACACCTCCAAAAAAACAGCCCACTGAAAATCTCAGCAGGCTGTGTATTTGTGTTGCTTATGTGGCACTTATCGACTTGTCCTCTTCGATGTAGGTAATCAGCGTTCCCTCGCTGTCGCTTGGCAGTGCTTTGAACTCAGCGTCAATAACGCTTTCCTTGTCCTTTGCAAATGCCAGCTCAATGCCGCTCTGGTTGTTGCCCACGATCATAACCCATATATCTCCGTCAACTGCGTCAACGTGGTGGAAGCAGAGAACATACCTCTTGCGACGCATATTTTTCAGACCGCCAATCTTGACAGTTCTACGTTTCTTGCTGGTATCTTCTGTAACTCTTGCAGTATCGCAGAGGACGTCAAGGGTATTGCCGTTGAATACCATAATGCCAGTTTTCAGTGTAGCCTCTTCTTCGGTGATGATTGTCTTCTGGTGTGTGCCATCATCATCACTTGCGGTGTAGAATGTCGGTTTATAGGATAGGGTTGCGCCACCCTGAATATAACCCAGCACATTGGCTTCGGTGCAGATAGTATCAACATCAGGTATTGTTTCATCGTTGAAATCCTGATAGTAGACATAACCGCTGCCAAGAATAATATTGCTTGGGGCTTTCTTTGTTTCAGCCATTTTAATTCCTCCCTTTTAAATTTGTGATTTATGTACGAATAATTTTTCAACAGATTTTGGGCGTTCGCTATTACTATTTAACATCCTTAAAATTTCTTTTTGCCAAACGCAAACAAAATCGTCAGGTGCTTGCAGCTCCGAAATAAACACTGTGTTTTTCTCACTGATTTTTCTCATGTATTCCCAAAATTCAGAACTGTCAAATTCGCCTGTTGAATAGCCTGTAACACCAACATATGGTGGGTCAGCGTATACTATAGACCCGTCAGGAATGTCAACGCTGCGATAATCGGTACAGGTAAATTTTGCTGTTTTAAGATTTTCAAAATCTCGCATTATAGCATTCCTACCTCGTTTGGCATAATTGTCACCCCTTTTGTTTCTGGCATAGCTGCCAAACCATTTTGCACCAAAGGAACATGCAAAGCCCACAAAACCAGTCAATGCCTTATCCTCGTCCTTATGCTCACGAATATATCTATACTGTTCTTCAGATATATTTTCGGGCAAATCATAGCCGTTTTGTAATGCCTGATACATAGCTATCAGATATGGGTGTAGGTCATTGCATATAACATTTTCAAAATGTGGTGCTAATTTTGTTTCGATTGCACAGCCGCCACAGAACAAACTTACAAACGTCTTAACATTTTCCTTTTTTTGTAAAATAAGTTCTGAGATAGGTTTTGCAATTTTGCATTTACCGCCTAAATATTGCATTGTTTCTTCCTTTACTTCAAGTAATTGGTAAATGAATATCTTATCTGATACTCCTTGCTGTCCTCAATCCAGCTTTCAGACTTTTCTAAATCAAAATCCGCAAACTGCTTTTCAACAGCCGTTTCTAAATTAACGTCGATTTTCCTAGTGTACAATTCAATGACTATCGTCTGCTCTCGCAGGCTTGCGGGGTGCATATCGTCTCCGCTGTCTATGGTGCTTTCACGATAGAACACGCAGTAGGGCGTTTTCATTTCACCACGTGATGAATAGTATGCGATTCTGCCTTGTAGTTCGTCGACAGCCGTTAATCGTGAACGTATATCATCCAATGTCAAATTCATTTCTTCAACCTCGTTTCTATCAACTCAGGCAGTGCCTTTTGTGCATATTCCTCAACAGGTTTTATATGCACAAATGCTTTTACTCTGCCCTTGCCGCCTTTCTTTGCGTGACCATGCTCCAGCAGATGTGTCAGATAGTAGTATTTTTTGTTACGCACAATCACACGTTTGTTGCCCGACTTAGCGTACACTGTTTCGGCTTTCCAGTTTTCGGCATACTTGCCTGTGCGACGTGGTGATGTGGCTTTTAGCTTCTCAACACACTGGTCTGCAACTTCGTCGATACAGCCGTCAACTATCTTTGCAGTTTCTTCACTGTACTCTTTCAGGTCATCAGCGACCTGTTTTGCCAACTTACTGACATCAATCTCGACCGATTTCATCAACTATCACCGCCAAAACGTTCAGCCGTCAGTTCAATGGCCGTTCCTGCAACATATGTGCGTATGATACGATACTCCCGACCGTTATAGAATAGCATATCCTCGTCATCATAGTCATAGTAATCTGCCATTTTGATTTTCAGCGTAGGTTGAAACCCTGCTTGTGCGGCGCTGTAAAATTCAGAACGTGAAATTGATGATACTTGGCAGAAAACCTCTTTGGCGTTCGCCCAGTCAACGACCTTTTCTTGATTTCCAATTTCGTCCGAAACTATCTTTGCTTTGGCGATTTTTACAACATCATTAAACATCGTTAAATCCCCTCCGTGTAGTCCTCGTTCAGACTTAGTGCGTCTCGCAGGCGCTCGTAGTTCTTGCGAAAATCTTCACCTTTGCCGTTGAAATCATATTGCCATTTGACATAGTTTTCGATAGCCTTTTTTAGAATTGCACTGCAATCATCAGCGTCAAAGGGAACGAACACGCCCACACGCTTCAAATCTTCCATGCAGGCGTCAACGTTTGACATAATGTCGCTATCTAGCTTGTTATGTGATATCCTCAACGAATTTTTCAAACTTTCAAGCATTCGTTATGCCCCCTTTTTGTCATGATTACTTGCTTTTCTTGGTCAGCGTTACAAGGCTGTTCTTGTCGATGACCTTGCCGTCTACCAGCATGATACCCTTTATAACCTGATCCTCAGTGTCATTATCCTCGTATCTCTTGACTGTCATCTGGAGATTTGTGTTGAGGATATAGTCCTCAGGGCGGAACAAGAAAGCGACGATTGTGTCAGCCGATACAGCGTCGGTATAAGCGTCGATATCATCAGAGAACACAACAGGTCTGCCAAGAACTGATGGCTGCATATCTCCGTTAAGACCATAGTTGACCCTAGCGATAGGCTGTCCCTGAGTGTCGGTCATTGCCTGGATAGTGCAGAATGTTGACCAGTTCATAAACCACTTAACGCCTGTTCTATAACCTGACGGAATTTTTGACATCATATTCCACAGGGTATCGTATGTAATGCCGCTTGCCAGTGCAACGTTCACATTCTGACCACTGACAACAGTTTCCGTCAGAATGCCCTTTGGCCTAGTTGTGCCATCGCCCTTGATGATTGCTGTCTCGATAGCGGCGATCATTGCATCTGCCACCTGATTAACGAATACTGTCTCGAAGAAGTCGAGTGATACCACAGAAACTTCAAGTGACATTGAAATTGGGCATCTGAGCTTGAAGTAGCTGAAAGTGATTGAACCTGTGGTCTTCTTCTGCGTGTCAGAGCTTGCACCCTCAGCAACCCATGTTGCAACTGGCTTGGCGCTTGATGTAGGGATTGTCACGCCACCCTTGATATTTGTCTTTGTGACAAGGGCATAGATCTGTCCGTGTTCCTCCAGCTTCTCAACGATTCTCTGCATGGTTGTTGACGGAATAACAGCCGCAACGTCAGTGGTCTTTGTGCTCTGTGCTTCATTTGCAAACTTTGCAGGGATTGGTGTACCCTCGAGAACGTTGTGCATAAACGCAGTTCTGTACTCGATGCTGTCATAAATGTTTGATGTGTGTGTGATCGCATTCTCGTTCATCTTGTTTTCATTCCTTTCAATGATATTTTTCATAGTATCTGACGCATGGTCTTTTGTCATAGCGTTCAGATTTGCCTGTGTCTTTGCCGCTTTCTCAGCGTCATTCATCAGCTTTTCAGCTTCCTCAAAATTGCCCTCGTCGATGAGAGCCTGAGCCTTGTCAAGCATTTCCTGTCTTGTCATTTTTATAACCCTCCTTTAGTTTGTCAAGCCTCGCCTGTGCTGTTATCTTTTTGTCAGCACGCTCAGCTTTCATTTTTTCGATTACGTTCTGCGGTATGATATCGCAGTAGGCCGCCACAAGCTGTGATTTGACGTTCTTGCTCCCTGCGATTTCGTCTATCAACCCCAGTTCGACCGCTTCATCAGCCGTCAGCCATGTTTCCTTGTCCATGATTTCCAGTGCCTTTTCTTTTGCCATGCCTGACTTGGTTATGTAGGCATTTGCAATGGTTTCATTGGCTTTTTGCAAAATCTCTGACATTTTGTCCATGTCATGGTAATCACCGCTTGTCGCTGATGATACGTTATGCACCATGATCTGTGCCGTCGGTGATATATCTGACTTGCCTGCACACGCTATCACGCTTGCCGCACTTGCTGCAAGACCGACAACGTGTATCTTGACATCACCTGAATATTCACGGATTGCTGAATAGATTTCGGACGCCGCAAAAATATCACCGCCGCCAGAATTGATGTAAACTTCCAACGGCTCGTCTTTTTCAGCCGCAGCAGTTATACCCTTTGAAACCTTTGCAGGAGAAGTGGCGTCAATGTCGAAAAGGTCATAGATCCACTGGTCATCATTCGGAATGATAGTACCTTTGACGTTAATTTTCATCATTTTCACCTCCCTCACCGCTGTCTATCTTTGCCGTGTCTAGTCTGACATAGTATTGATCGCCCGAAGGAATGTCAGCTAGATTGAACACGCTTCGGATTTCATTTGCGTTCATGATACCCCTGTCAAAAAACTGCACCAGATTCAGCTTGGTTGACATCGACGCAGTGCTCAGATTGAACGCTTCAAAAACTATCTTGTTGCCATACCCTCTTTCGATACGGCTGAATAGTTTTCGTGTGAATTCGCCAGCCAGTTCCATTACAACTGGTTCTATCTCCGATTCGTAGTAGGCGTTGTACTGGTCTTCCGTGTAGTTCGACTGTACGATATTGGCGTTCGTATTAAACAGCGAATAAATTCTCTGCGTGGTTTTTTCCATGACCGATGAATTCGGTACATAATCCTTTGCGTCAACTTGCTTTGCGTCTGCCTTGCTGTCGACCGCTGCAACGCCTGTGCCGTTCTGAACGCTCATGAATTGCTCGCTAAATTCTTGCGCCTGCTTCTTCAAATCCTCAGGGCGCAAGGAGCTTGTAAACTTCAACAGCCAGCGAATAATTGACGAATTTTTGATAGCCTTGACAATACCTTGGTCTGTAGTTGTCACGATTTCCATTAACGGCGTCAGCGTTTCACTCAGCCGTTCTCCGAAGATATCGTCCTTATAAAAATCACTACGCAGATGAATGATGTCAGCATATGGAAACGTATATCTTTGCCCGTTGAAAAACGTGAATTTCAAATACAAATCGTTGCCGATATATACGCACTCTGCACTGTCCGCAGGAATAGGATATAGTTCAGTAGGATAGCCGTTGCCGTCACGGATAATCAGGATAAATGCGTTGTTGTTCAAACACAGCTGCGTTGCGACTTTTTCCAACATTTTCTGCATTGTCATGAACTCGTTAGGTTCTTCCAGTAGCATTCGCATATATGGTTCAGGGTTTATCTCGATACTGCCGTCACCATTTCGGCTATATGATTTTCTGATATGCTTTGCGGTCAGCTTTCCAATAGCCTTGACCTTTGGGCGAATGCAGGCACGCACCAAGTCCGAACGATAAACATTACCGTCCCAACTATAGTAGCCGTTGCCGATTTCCGACATCATCTTATATCGGGTCACTACCTGTGATCTGTTTTTAAAACGATTTATCAGACCCATTTTTTCACCCCTTTCTACCTGTAGTTGTTTATCACGGGAACATTCCCGACAAGTGAAATTCCTTAAAACATTTCCATGATTCTTTTTCTTGATAAACCTCATCATATCTTGCCTGAATGCCGTCAAGCGTCATAGCTATTTCTTGCTGATACTTCACTTCGGGATAGTACGTAACTTGCATGAATTTGAAAATCTCAGGATTAATATTCATTCCGCTCTGATATCGTGCCAAAAACGCTTCCATTTCATATTCCAAGATATAGAAAAGATATCTTGTTCCCATGCTCTTGTCTTTGGGTTGAAATACGCCGTACTTGGTTTCCAGCTCTGAGTTCTCGCAAAGATATCTTACTTTTCCGTCCGTAGCGGATAGCTGAATATAGACAGTGCCAGCTTCGTACACTTTGCCTTTTTTCACACGTTCAAATGTCACAATGTCAAGCAGTGGTTTGCGTTCCTTCTTGGCATGGGAAAGAATGTAGTCCGTGCGGTTTTCAAGATTTTTCATTTCAAGCCATGTTGCCATGGTTTCACCGACAATGTCTTGTTCGGTGAAGAATTTCAAAAAATCGTCCTTGACCTGACTGTATTCATCATCACCGCAAAGGTCTTTAAGTATCACCATGAGGTCATTCGTCGCCTTATGCACTTCAAGCTCACTTTGTATCAGCTCTTTGCAGATGTCTTTTAAAGGTGGAAGTTCCTCCTTTTCAAACGTGTCAACGTAGCGTGGAACGTTCAAGATGTAATCATTCTTAGCAACTTCTTCATAGTTCGCCACGTTTGAAAATTTTTCAACAACACTGCGGTTGTGATATGTATCGGCTATTTTCTGAATATGTTCGTCCGCCATGACGTTCTGCTTGCCGTGCTTCTCAAAAAGCTTTTCGGCACTGATAAACAGAATATCTTTTGTTTGCTTATTTTTGCTAAATACGATAACATTGACAGGTATGCTGGTATTCAGAAACATATTTTCAGGCAGCGAAATAACTGCGTCTATCAAATTATTCTCTATAAGTTGCTTGCGGATCCTGCCCTCTGCGTTTCCTCGAAAGAGGACACCTGCAGGGAGGATATAGAATGCCTTGCCTACGTCTGACAGCCGTGATAAGCCGTCAAGCACAAACGCATAGTCGCTAGCTTTAGCAGGCGCAAGGTCATAGCCCTCAAAGCGTGGGTCTGACTTTGGCTCCCATTTCAGCGAATAAGGTGGGTTTGATATAACAACATCCGTTGTATTCTCTTCATAAGTATCAACAACTTCTATATCGCTGAACTCGTCCGATTTGCACAGCTTATAAACTTTCTGCACTTCGTTAAGCAAAACATTTTTTTGAACAACAATGGCATCTTTATTGCGTATCACAAGGTTGAGAAGCAACACAGGAATACTCATTTGCGATAATTCTTCGCATTGAAAGACGCTATCCCTATCCATACCAACCGACAGTGCGCCAGTTCCTGCACAAATATCAATTATCTTCCCTGACTTTGGTGCAAGCTTGGAAATCAACTTGCACAGACAATCGGGCGTATAATCCTGCTTTAGATTACTGCGGTTTGCGTTATTCTCTTGAAAATAGTCACGCAGGCAATCATTGTTGCCATTGAAACCCTGTTTGACAAATTCCTTGCATAGCTTGTCTTTTTCAGCCTTGTCAAGAAGTTTCGCAAGAAGCACCTGCGGAAGTTCAAAACTTTCTTTTATGCCAAATAGATTGTTAATTACTTCGGTTGTCACTTTTATCTCCTTATATCAAACTTTCAAATTCTTCCTGCCGATTATAATAGACCACATATGCGTCCAATAGCGCCGCAAGTCCGTCTATTCTCTGTGTTCGGTCTGATTTTTTGCACGGCTGAATGTTGCCGTTGACATCTGTCTTGACAGCCGTATTCAGAAAACACCATTTGTCAATCGGATTGTTGCCGTAGACAATGTTGTGTCGTTGAAATTCAGCTTTTAAATTTTTCATTGGGTCAGACAGCGTTATAACGCCCTGCCGCACAGGTATCAAAACACCCTTGCCGAACTCCTCTTCAAACGCTTTTATCAGCTCGTCCGAAACGTGCCAAGGGTCATAGCCGATAGCCAACGGATAGATGTCTTCTTTGTCTCTCAACTCCAAAAACCAGTCCAAAATAACACGCTTGTTGACCTTGTTTCCCTCGCACGTCCTCAGTAGACCTTGCGACTTCCACAATTCATACGGCACACTATCTCGTCCACGTCTGTCACCCTTTTCAGCGTCAGCGTCAAGAACGGCTTGCGGAATCCAGTACATAGATTTTACATACAATCTATCATCATCAGGCTTCTTGCAGATAGCCTTTGCGGCATTCAGGTCTATATAATCAGCAGCGTCAAAACCACCGATGAAATATCTGAACGGATAGTCCGTGATAGGCTCTTCATTGTTCAGCTCGTCCCATGTCAGCCAGCCGCTTTCGGTATTCTGCGGAAGGTTAAAATCTTTGACCATAACCGTTGCTTTGAAACTCGGGTCATCTTTGGCTTTCTGCACCATTTGTCGCAGATAGTCTATTGATTTTATCGTACCCAGCCCGGGATTTGCTTTTATCCAACATTCTTCCTTATCCCATTCGTCGGGGCTATCCAGTTCGTTGATAAACGGCAGAAACCTTTTGTTGATTTCCGTCAGCCGTCCGTATAGCAAATTATTTGCATATTCGTATTGGGCGTCAAAGATACCACCACGAACGAAGCCGTTTGTTGTAATGCAAAATAAAATAGGTTGCTGTCTAGCACCCATTGCTTGCTTTATCAAATCATATAGATCTCGGTTCTTTATTGCCGCCAATTCGTCGATAACACCGCAGTGAACGTCCAATCCGTCAAGGCTGTTTGAATTGCTGGCAAGAGCCTTTATAAATCCCATGTTCAACGGAAAATACAAATCGGCCGCACGTTTACGAATATGCTTGCTCAACAATGGCGATTGTTTTATCATTTTGTAGCAGGCGTTGAAACCTAGCTTTGCCTGGTCTAGCATTGTGGCAACGTTATATATCTGCGGTGAACCCTCTCCGTCATTGACTAGCATATCATTTTCAACCGCCGCAATTTCCGTTGTCTTGCCGTTCTTTCGACCTTCAATTATCAGGCATTCGTTATACTGGCGCAGGTTGTTATCGTCAACAAAACCGAATAATGCTTGCAGTCTTGCTTTTTGAAACAACTCCAGCTTCAACAGCTGACCTAGTTTTCCAGACGGCAGCTTACAGAATTTTTCTATAAAATCCGTGTGCCGTGTTGCAATAGCTTCGTCAAAATGAAATTCATCAGGGCTTGCAAACCTGTTCAGCAGCATTTCCGAAACCTTTTTCATTTTCTCACACGCAACGATACTCCCGTCATAAATGCCAGTAAAATATTTTTCAAATTCCGTCAACGCTTTGCACCGCCTAGGAATTCCAACAGCTCGTCACCCTCAGATTTTTGCAGGCTGTCGAGAATAATGTCTTCAACTGTCTTAGCCATTGCATTGTATTTTCCGATTAGTGTTGCATATGCTTTACTTGCTGGGTGCTCTGTCTTGACAGTAAAACCATTGCCGTTTGTTGCTTCGATGATTGCGCCCTCTGCTTTTATCTTTTTCTGATACTCACTCAGCAGATTTTCCATGTACTCCAGCTGATCTAACAGCTTTATGCCCAGCTCTCTCTTAGCTGGCTCACAGCTATCCACAGCTTTTCGCAACTCGCTCAAATTCTTTTTGATTTTTGCCATTATCAGATTACACCCCCTTATGTGATTTTATGAGCCGTAAAAAATGACCTTTGCCCCCTCGGTATCTTAGGAAAAAATTCAGTCCAAATTTGAGGGGGGTACGGGCATACCAAATGCGTCAAATTCACATTTTGTTAATTTTTTAGGCGATTTTTGGTAAAAATGACCCTCGAAATTATCATGACATTTTTTGCATACAAATTCGAGATTGGCATGGTTTAATGATACCTCAGGGTCACTAATGTTTGCTGGCGTCAACAATGTTCGGTGATGAACGATATATCCAGCACGTTCGTGGCATTCTTCGCAAAGACCGCCGTCGATTAATATGCGTTTGTCGATGTAAGATTGGCGACACTTCTTCCATGCCGCTGAGCGGTAAAAAGAATACGCAAAGTCTCTCATAGTGCCGCCCCCATAAAATAAAAATGCCACACGTGGGACACATTGTTAAGAGGTGTGTGTGGCTGATTGGTATCGGTGTCAACATCATTGCAGTATCGACCGATATATCCGCCATAGCTAATGCCATAGCGGAAGTCAGGAGATCTAAAACAAAAGAAGTAAAAAACATGGAGCAGGTTAAGTGATGGCGCACCGCCCCTGCACATTGCCTGAGGGCTAGCCACTCAGGCGTAAAAATAAGGTTGGCTTTTACTGAGGAGATAACCAACTGACCTTTGCCCTATCGGGCTATTATACAGTATAGCACATTAATTATTCCAATTCACTCCAATTTGCTCCACTCTTTTGGAATAACAATATTTTTCAGTGCCTCACCATGAATTCTGTAAATTGCGCTTTTGGAATAGTGCATATGGTCATTTATCCCCATTATGTATTTTCCATTCTTTTCATTGAACTTGCCTTCCAAACGCTGATAAAGAATGTACCGCCGTGTAAGCACCTCTCGCTGACTTGCGTCTGATAATGCGTCAATAGACTGCTCAATTTGCAGACGTTTGTCAATCAGTGCCAATGCTCGTTCTTGCTTTTTGTGTTCATATTCAGCAACTTTTTCTATAACTTTGGGCATTTTGTCGAAACTTCCGCTGCCATGACTGGCACCTGTATTCTCATAGGATATGCCAGCATACTCCAACTGCGACTTCAACTTTTCAATCGTCAATTCGATTAATTTCACTTGACGCTCAATTTCATATGCCGTGCTAAGGTATTCTTTTGCTGTCATTTCAACCGCCTTTCTGCACCCTGTCGGTCATTTCCGTTGATATCAGTTCCGACAGGTCAATGCCGTATGTCTCTTTCAGATAGCTGGCGTTGTTATCGTTATCGAATTCAGCCGTGTCCATGATGTCAAACGTGCTATTTACTGCGTCGATGAATGCACGTAGACGTTTGCCTTTCCAGCCGTACCACTTGTCTAGCGTCCACAAAACAGTCGCCATTATCTGTTCTGTGATATCCTGCATAATCTCGCCCTGCAGTTCACTATATCTTTTCTGCATTTCCTTTGCGACCTCTTTTTTGATGTCGCTTTGTTTGACGATGTTCGTTCGTGCTTTCATGGCATTTCACCAGCTTTCAGAAATTCAGGGGTGTCGAAAATATTTCCGATGATTTCGCACATATAAAAATCGCTAGGGTAAATGTTTGACGTGTCACTTTCTCCGAAAAAACCGGTCTCAGGGTCAAATTTAATTTCAAAAACCTTTTTGTCAATATGTTTTGAAATATTTCTGTCGCACAGGCAGAGATCCCCTTCAAAAATTTTATTGCCGTTCGTGTCGGTAAGACCTGTGTACTGACCGATTGTCTCAGGGTCAACTTCGGCTGTATATAACGCACTTGCATAATCGGGTATGATATAGTCTTTTTCTTTTCCTATCCAACCATAGTGGCATGGATAGCCCTGAAACCATTCACCATTATTTACACATTTTCCACGAAATAATATTTCACGCATTGTCGTCTCTCCTTGTTGCCAAACTTTTAGTGCCATTTTTTTGCACCTGCGCAGGCACTGCCACAAACGACCACTCGTAAACTTCAAGCGGCTCGTCAAGAATGTGATAACACAGCCTACCGCCGTATTCACACCCCTTTTCATGGCCACAGCTGCCCTTGTACATATCCGCTCCGCATACAGAGCAAAGCTTCTTTCCCATGGTGCAG